GGGAGGCTGGTATCACACATATGTGCCAGACATTGTCTGATACGTACCACGATCGTTGCATTTCGTGGTTAAATAAGTATGCACAGCCAGGTGGTGCTGGCTGCTAAGTGCGAAGCAAACACTGTGTATATATATGGATGACGTACATAATACATGTCGATGTTGCGTGTTGCATGTGACGCTTTGTATACATGGCCTTGAACATAAGGGGTTAGGCCAACCCCACAAAGCATCTATATCCACACCGATAAGCCTAGGGTGTAGGACGAATAAATAAAGTGGTTTACAACTTATCAAAAGAACAATTTTCGCAGTGAAGAGGCCTCGGGTCGTGTCTCTTCACAAACAACGCATTTCTACGACCAAAATCCATCTTATGAACAGATGGTCGAGTCACATCGTGATGTGACTCGGGAGGCCGCTCAAATGTATGATGCGCCATTGGAGAAATTCTTCGAACGTCCTATTAGGATAGCTGAGTATGAATGGACCACAGGCACATCTTTATTTGAGCAATTCAATCCGTGGCAACTTTTCTTTTCAAATGCAAGAGTAGCAAATAGATTGGCAAATGTCAATTTGTTGAAAAGCGATCTGTGTGTTAAATTTGTATTGAATGGAAATGGCTTCCATTATGGTAGAGTGTTAGCTTCATATCTACCTTTGGCAGCATTTGACACGGTAACGCTGAATAGGAGTCCTATACCTCAAGATGCGGTAGCTGAATCACAGCGACCACATTTGTATTTGGACCCAACACATTCAGCTGGGGGGTGCATGTCATTGCCATTTGTTTGGCAGTATGACGCACTCTCCATTCCAGCCAGTGATTATGATCGGATGGGTGAAATAACCTTAAGATCACTGAACATGCTAAAACATGCGAATGGTGCAAATGATAAAGTTACCATCACAGTTTATGCATGGGCGAAGGACATATCAATGTCTATTCCAACATCTATTGAAAGTACGGATGTTGTGGCACAATCAGGATATGAAAAACCTGAGTACAGGATGACGGAAGATCAACTGGACAAAGTGCTAAAAGGAGTTGCTTTGATTTCACAAATAGCAACATTCGCCTTGTTTTCTTACATGGGCTGGTTAAATAGGGACACTCGTAAACGTAGTGAACAATCGTTATTTGATAGATTCAAACGCGTAGATTTTGAACCACACAGTGGGATGGAAGATGAATACGAGAAGGATGGAGTAATTTCCAAGCCTGCGGCGACGATATCGCGTATAGCAGGTAGATTAACAAGCGTTCCAGTGATTGGTCCTTATGCAAGAGCCACAGAAATTGCGGCAGGAGCTACAGGAGCTATCGCTCGAATGTTTGGTTACTCACGAGTGCCTGTGTTGACAGACACGACACCAATGCGACCAACATATGTTACGCCATTAGCACCCACAAATTATTCAGATACAACAACGAAACTGAC